ACCGAGGTTTTTGAGAAGCTCAGCAATCAGATCGGCGTCTTTGATTTCTGCCAGCGCATTCGCTGTCAGCAGGTACTGATCATGCGGGTTTTCAGCCGCAAGATGATCCGCCAGTAACTTATCCGCGTACTGGCGAACCGTCAGGATACTGTCATCCACATACTTCCGCGTTGCCAGCACCACGGACGGGTCAATCTTCAGAGTGATGGCGTCGGTGCTGTTGATGATCAGAATCATGCGCACGGTCTGTGTGCGTCCGCTGCCCTCCTGCAGCGCGGGCTTGTAGGTTTCCGGCGTGTTACACACTGCAATCAGCGTGCCGTCCGCATCAAACAGCCCCATTTCCCGGATCCAGAATCCGCCCTCCGTTTCAGGGATGACCTGCTCAGCAATCACCTGGCTGGCATTGGCCGCATCAATGCTCAGCGAATTGATAGCGGCGCGGCGCACCTCGTTAACCAGCTTTGTCTGGCCGGCGTTCGGCGTCGGCAGTGTGCCGCCGCCGTCGCCCACAGCCATCTGTGTGATGTTCAGTTTTGTGCCGAGCGCGGCAGCGTTGGCAATCTTCGCCGCGCCCAGGTTGGTTACGATCGCATAGTATTTTTGTGTCATGGTCCCACTTCCATCAGGTCAATAACGTGTACCGCCGCGCCGCCATAAGCCGCGCCGCTGACGGAGATAATTTCGGGGGTGTACGGGTAAACGGTCAGGTCATCACCGTCATAGCTGGCTGCTGCCATGCGTGTTTCGCCGCTGACCTGCAGGTTGATGGACATTCCCAGCAGGTGACGGCTACAGGGTTTTGCATCGCTGATCAGCCGCTCAAGCTCCTGATAGGTTTCTTCAGTAATGCCCTGGTCCTGCACGCCAATGTCCAGCCGGAATGTGCCGGGCGGCTCATTGGTTTTCCACCACTCAATAACCCGGATCAGGAAGCCGAACGGCTCCACCACGCGGCGGATGGCGCTGATGGTGCCTTTGTGCTGATGAATATAAAACGCATCGCTCACCACCTGCCTTTTGACGTTCTCAGCCCAGCTTTCGTCCCAGCGGTCCACCGAAAAGGCCCAGGCCAGATAGGGCAGAAAGCTCACCGGGCAGGTGGCCGGGTTCCAGAGGTCGCGCAGCGGCACGTTCAGCGCGGTAATCCCGCTGCACGCCTGCGCTAAACGGCGCTCCAGCGCAGACGAACCGGGCGGCATCAGGCTGCTGTTGCTCATGTCACCCCCTGATCGCCCGCCACGGAAATGTCCGTGCCGGTGCAGTAACCCGCCTGCGTGCGGTCCATGATGATGTCCTCCGACGGTTCGGTGATTTCCACCCAGTCCACACCGGCCACACGCATCACCGCCCCGTAGGACTCACGCCGCACGCTGCGCCCCAGCTTTTTCTGTTCGGTAAGGTAAGCCGCCAGATTAGCGTTTGCCGCCTCAAGGCAGGGACCGGCGGCCACGCCGTCGAACAGGTGCAGCCTGGCCTTCACGCTGTAGCTGCGGATAGTTGCCCCCTGAACCGTCACACGGTCGGCTACCGGGCGCACGCTGTCGGCGCTCAGTGCTGTGTCCACTGTAGTCAGCAAATCTGCTGCCGCCGTGCCGTCGCCTTCGCGACTCAGGACAGTGATCAGTACTGTCGCCGGTGACGGGCTGATGGCGGACACGTCCTGCACCCGACCATCGGCGCTTTTGGCATGAAACTCATACGCGCCCGTCGGTCCGGCCACGCTCAGCCCCTCAAACGCCTCCGGCACGCGCACGCGCAGTGCGTCGTCTGATTCCATCACTGCATCCACCGGCGGCACCGCGTCGGGATTAGCTGGCGTAATGGTCAGGCGCTTCACGTTATTGCGGGCGGCCTGCTGGTCCAGATCGCTGCCGATTGCGTAGGCCACCATTACCGCCTGCGCAGCCTCATTGATGCGCTGGCGCAACAGGATTTCGCGGTAGGTGTTTTCCTGCAGACTTTTCACAATCGGTTCAGACTCCAGCGCCAGCACGCGGCGCATGGCGGCCTGTTCATCCGCCGGATAAAGCGCAATCAGCGCCTCTTTGCGCTCTGCGAGCAGCGTTTCAAAGTCCGGCACCTCAATAATCTGCGGTGCGGGCAGCTGGGAAAGGTCAATTACTGCCACTGTTCACCCCCGTTGGTACAGACATAGCAACCGGCGAACCGTCATCCCGCTGGCCGGTCAGCTCAACCACCATAGAGCCGTCAAAGTCGCTGGTAAGGTTTACGGTGCTCAGCCTCACGCGAGGTTCCCAGCGGCTGATGGCGACATACACTGCCGCCATTACCTGCAGGCGGATCACGTCGTTCTGTGGCTGGTCAATCAGCACCGACAGCAGCGAGCCGTAATCACGCCGGGCGATGCGGCTGCCTTCCGGGGTGATCAGGATGTCGCGCATGCTCTGCCGGATGTGATCGATGTCGGTAATGGCTTCGCCGGTGTCGCGGTTCATGCCGAGATACATCATTGCGGGCCTCCTGATATATCGCCGCCACTCTTAACTTTGTCGTGTAAGTGCTTATCAGCAATTACGCCGTTAGAACTCATTGAACCGCCGCCGTGTGTCACATCGCCGTTCATCGTGGTGTCACCGTTAATCCGTGTCTGGCTGGCCTCTATCCCCAGCGCATCGGTGATCAGCTGAATGCCGTCCGCCGCTTCAATGCGCACGCTTTTGATGTTTTTTATCAGCAGCTGGCCGGTTTCCGGCTCGTACTGAAACCAGCCACCGTCCTTAAACACGGTGGTGGTGCCGTCTTCCGAGTAGTCAGGCGGCGGGAAGGCTTCGGAATAAATGGCGGGCAGCGCAAAGGCGGTTTCAAGGTTGCCGCCCAGGCTCAGCAGCACAACCTGCTCCCCGACGGTGGGTTTCCACCATGTGCGGGTGCTACCGGCGCGCAGGGTGAGCCAGTTAATCCAGTTGGTTTCGAGGTCTCCCGTTTTCACCCGGCACAGCCAGTTCACCGGGTCCACTTCGGACACAATGCCGGTGCGGATCAGATTGGTGATAAGACGCATGATTTCGGTGAGTTGTGTATTCATACCTACAATTTCACATTAATAATGTCTATTACTCACCTATTACTGATTGTATGGATAATGGTACAATCTTCCTTTTTAAGGACGAACAAAAAGTGAACTCAACTCTTAAGCTTTTTCTTGAGAAACTAATACATAAAGCCTTTCCAGAATTCAGCAACAAAGTAACTTGGACGCTAATTACTGTAGGTGTAGCTATACTTGCAATACCTACACCTACCTATTTAATGTTCATCAATCTCTTTATAGATTTATATAACAACGCTACGAAAAGCCATGTTAACTTGATTGATATAGGTTCCTTCACTCCCGGAAATGGGGCTGCCATCACATTGATTTTATCAGGGCTTATATACCACTTGGCTATCAAAGGCATCCAGATTTTTGCAGAAATTCATGCTGATAAAATAAAATTTAAAACAAAAGAATTCACACTTAAAGCCGAAAAAGAGAAGAGCGAAAAATTAATTGCTGCTGATACGAAGTTGTTTGAATATTTTACTTCACTACTTCCTACAGACTCATTGTCAATTGAAACGCTCAAAGATCAGCACTTTGGAACTCCATATCATAAAAATTGCATCGCGGACATTGAAAGCTTTACTTATAAATGGGGGAAGGCAGATCATCACTTTCATAACAAAGAGTTGGAATTCAAATCGGAAAAATTTTTCAATGAGACTAAAGAGTTTCTGAATTTTTTAGCTATATCCTCTGGATTCATAGGCGCCGGTCCGCTTTTAAGTATTCCTACAGATAATGAAAGAGCCAACGACTGGGAGTGGTCAGCGCATACGAATGAGCGTGTCAAAAAAGCAAACGAGTGGAGCCACGAATTACACGATAAATATTGTGACTTTATAGCAGTGTCCAAAAGAGAATTATCAATTTAATTTATTTTGTCGCTTTATTATTTTCAAACCAGCGCAGCAGTGTTTCACGCACCGTGGTTTCTACATCGCTGGTCACGCCCAGCAGCGGACGTTCAGCATATTTCACCATCGGGCCGCGACGGCTTACCCGGTCCCGCAGGCCATAGTGATGAACGCGGGCCAGCTTCTGCACCGACGGAACAAAGGCAACCTCAGCGGCGTCCGCGCCTGCCTGCGCCTTGAGATATTTTGCCGTTTTCAGCTTCGCGAACATGCCGCGACGGATGCGCCCCTTTTTGCTGCGGGCGCTGACGCGGCGCGGCTCCCATGCAGTGCCGTCCGGGGAACGTTGTGCTGTGATGTTTGCCTGCTGAATGCGACGCACGTCGCGCGCCACCTCGCGCAGCATCTTTTTCCGGGCTGCCGGTTCCAGCTGTGAGAGAAGCGCAGCCAGCCAGGCATCCACTTCATGCAGTTCAGCCATGCTTCACCGTCCAGAATTCCTCCGGCGCGTCCGGCTCCGGCACCGCTTCGATATGTGCCTTGCCGTTCTCAACTGTCGCTATCACGCGCTCGGTCAGCTTCAGGTCCATGCTGATGTCACAGCGGTCATTAGCAAGAATATCGACCTCAAACGAAAACAGCTTTTCTCGCGCCTCGCTGTTCTGCAGCGCGTCGGGCTGGTTTTCCCGCAGCCACAAAAGCACCGGGGCCATCAGCAGATTCTGGTCGCCGGTGAAGTCGGTGATCACCACGTTCAGCGTGTAGCGATACTCCCACGACAGGGACGCGGCGGACGTGGCGACCAGCTGGCCGCTGTCCACGAACAGGTGCAGGCGGTCCGGGTTTTCGGCAACGTAGGGGACCGACTTATTCAGTGCGCTGCGCAAGGACTGCGGCTTGTTCATCGTCTTTTTCCTGACAGCTGATGATGGTATCCACCTTACCGGCACATGCCGCCCAGGCGGCCTCGGTTTCGTCCAGCAGGGCCAGAAGATCGCCGTTAGTGCGCGGCGCTGCCGGGTCCAGCTGGCAGCGGGTGATTTTCGGACAGCCACTCACGGTAAGATTCACCTCCTGAGAAGGCCGGTCGCTGGCGCAGCCGGACAACAGGATCAGGCAGAGTGGTATCACTCCAGCGGCGCAGGTCTTCATTTTCACGTTTCAGTTCCTCAATCTTTCGCTGCCGGTCGCGCAGCAGCTGGCCGTTGCGTTCGGCGGCGGCGTAAAGCTGCGTCTGTGCCTGGCTGCTGGTCTGCGTCAGAATGTTCAGGGCAATCAGCTGGCTGTTTTTCTGGCTCAGCTTTTTACCCTGGCCCGCAATGGTGGCCTGCTGCGCATCAATTCTGCCGTGTGCGCTGCTCAGCCGGTAAGACTGCACGCCTGCGAAAACCAGCAGGATCAGCACGATGGCGATCAGTACCCGAATCATGCTGCCGCCCGTTCAAGTTCTGACCTGATCATCCGGCGATAAAAAACCGCATGAATACCGGCAAATGCCGCCAGCTTCCAGCCCGTGTCCCACATCACCACTGCAATAAATACGCGGTGATACCATCTGAGCGGCACGCGGTCAGCCAGCTGCGCAAACCTCAGTAGCCACGCAAACACCCGCTTACGTTCGCCGCCGGTCAGGGCGCAGGCGTACAGGCCGGAAAACCCGATAACGGCCCAGGCGAAGAAGTCAGCCCACAGCAGCGCCGCCAGCGGATAGCCCGCAAAGCTGCCGTGACTGATGCTGACCAGCGTCAGCAGGACGGTGAGTAACGCCGTAAACCACCATTTTTTAAACAGCTGCATTTCAGACTCCTTTAAGGCACCAGGCCAGCTCTCGCCCGCGCCGGTTATCCAGCCCCTGATTGAATACGCCTTTCACGTACACCCAGCGCGGCAGCTGATAACACGCCTCGCGCCACTGACCCTTTTTCAGCAGCGCCACCATTGTGGAGCCGCACACGTTGCCGGTGCCGACGTTGAACGCCAGCGACACCAGCGCGTCATAAACCTGCTGCGGCATAGAGACCGCCACGCAGCGCGCCAGTGCCGCCTCAGTGCGTAACACGTTGGTGATGAAATTCCCCGCCGCCTGCCGTTCCGTGATGGACTTACCCGGCACCACGCCGGAGGTGTTGCCGATCCCGTCGGTCCACTTTCCCGCGCTGCACTGGTACGGCTGCAGGCGGCAGCCCTCATAGTCGGCAATGAGCCGCAACCCCTCTACGGAGGTGTGCAGTTGCTGAAAGCCGGGCAGCGTGGCAGCCAGCGCCAGCACCACGCCAACGGCGCAGCGTTTAACGGTTTGCAGATTCATAATCACCCCGCGTGATGCGCCCGCTCAGCAGCAGCTGATAGGTTTTGTGCTTGTAGTACCAGCTGATAAGCGCCATCAGCAGGCCGATGAATACCCCGGCCAAGGTGGACATGTCCTTCAGGTCCATGCCTCCCAGCCACGCCATCACTACCGCCATGCACCAGGTGATAAAGGTGCTGATTTTTTCCCACATGATTCAGTCCCAAAGCTGGACGGCCTGCACGGTGGCCATCGTTGTCACGTCCGGTAACTCCACTTCCAGCCCGTGCGGTAAGAGGGGGCCGTGTTCCGCCAGCCCCGGATTTGCCTGCAGTACCTGTTCCGTCATCCCCTGCGTGCGCCCGTAGTGACGCCAGCAGAGTGCGTCCACCGTGTCATATTGCTGCGCACGCACTTTCATCAGATAAGCTCCACGGTGCAGTGCGGCATGTCCTGCACGCGGCTGATGGCCCAGCGCGCATCGCGCCACAGGTCGCCGCTGGCATCATTCAGTTCTTCGCCGCGCTTCACGGCGGAGGCGGTGGCGTCAAAGTCCTGATAGCGCTCGTTCAGCACCGCGCGCGTCCAGCACCACACCGCATTCATGTAGTGATGCAGGCGCACGCTCTCACCGGCCAGCTTCTCAGCCGGAACGTCAGCCAGGCCGTTATGCCCGGCCAGCTCCTGCCGCTCACGCCACGGGTAAAGCTCCGCGTTAACCTCCGCCATCGCGGTCAGCACCACCTGACGCAGACGCTCCGGCGTCACGGTGCCGTCAACGCGCATGACGCTGCGGAACTTCGCCAGATCAACGTCCGGCCAGAATGAGTTATTGGGGATGATGTCCGGCGCTGCCGTCGCCTTCTGTGGCGCGATAAATTCCATTGCTCTGTTACTCCTGAATAGGTGGGCGGTGGACGGGGTTTTGATGCGGCGCTGCCTGTCGCCACCCCGTGCCGCCCCGCGCGTGGGCACGTCCGGTTATCAGCTGGCGTTACGGATCTTCCGCTCAAGCTGCTCAATGTCTTTTTTAACGCCGCACTTCTCGTCCAGCTGCAGGGCGCGCTTCAGATGGTTCAGCGCGGATGCAGGGCTGCTTTCCGTCAGCACCCAGCCGATGGACTTGTGCAGACGGGCGCGCGACTGATCGGGCATGTCGTGTGCGTCCACCACCTCCAGCGCCTCCAGCAGCAGGGCCGGATCAAAAGGCGTCTTTGCCAGGATGGCCGCCTTTGCCGCGTCGGCAATTTCTTCGGCCAGCACCGTCGCCGTGGTGCGGCTTCCCAGCGGCATCGCCCAGCCGTGTTTCAGCGCGTGGCGGCCAATCGCGAGCGCACCGGCATAGTCACCGGCGTCAACGCGCCACAGCATCACGTACATCAGCACGTCGTCCTGCTGCGCGCCGTCAGCACTCAGCACGCCCTCAGCCCAGGCAGCGTACTTCGGCAGCACCTCCACCTTGATTTCGGCCTTTCGGACGTTGGACTGAATGCCCTTGAGGCGGCGGCGGTCTTCGTTCAGCTGCAGCAGCATCAGGTCATAGCCCTTTGCGCTGCGGCCACTGCCGCCCGACCGGGCGGCCTCCTGTGCCTGAATAAAGCGCGTATGCGCGCGGAAAGGGTTAGTCACGGGTTACGCTCCGCCTTTGCTGCCATCACCGGCATCACCGGCATCA